ACCGATAAACGCCCGTCAGCGCCAACGCCCCAAGCCGTCCCGCCGGGATGTCATGTTTCGCAACGCCCACCAATTCAACCGCAAGGACCACATCCCCCGCCGCCACATCCGAGGTAGGTGTATAATCCACCACATCCCCATCATGCACAAAAACCGCTTTCGTCATCACAAATCTCCCTATATCTACAAAGTGTCATCCGCAGCCCCTCGCCCAACCATCAGGCAAGGCCGCTGCAACAATTCATCATGCAACTGCCTCATTAACGTCCGCGTATCATCGGCAATCGTGGCCACCGATTCGATGGCCCGTGTATTGCCTGCGATAATTTGGCTGTTGTCTTTGAGTAATCGCAAAAGCTGTTTCACCAACCAGACGTTCACTCCCAGAAGTAGCAAAGCGAAGACCGCAAAACCACCTTGGATCAGTGGCGACCAAAGTTGAATTACATCGGCCATGAAAGTTTTCCTTTTCAGTGGGAACGCCTGCCGAACCATCGACGTCGATACGTTGTTTCCTTTGGCTCCATCACAAAGGGATCGGGGCGTCTTTCATTGCCCGGCTCGGACGGCTTTTTCTCTCCACGATTGCAATCGGGACAACGGGTTCGGTGTCCATCACCATGCATGATCCAGCCGGTATCTTGGCAACGGGGGCATTGGTAAACGGGAGACGGGGACGGAAATGGCCATTGCCGGTTCGTCATTGTGGCCAACGCCCAATCGACGGCCACCCCGTTTTTGTAGTCAGATTCAACCACGCTGGATCGACAGCCAACCATCGGCAAAAGGCCGAATATCGACAGACCGATTATTAACAACAGACGGTTCATAGAATTACCCCAAGACGGTTTGCAGGTTGCCATAATCGGGGAGCTTTTTACGCGGCACTCCCTGAATGTCACAATAGGCGAAGATCGAACCACCCCGCACAAACCAACGGTCGTACACATCTTCCGCCACCCAGAACGTGCCTTCGGGCCACGTTCCATACCGGTCTTCCGGCCAGACGCGAGGCGGTTGATTCCAACGGCCCCACGAGTTGGCAATGAGAAAAACCCCGACCGGATAAACCTCGCGCGTATCGTCGTATCCAATCGTCGCCATGTCGTGCGACCACCACCCGCGCGGGATCGCAACACCGTGCCGATCAGATTCCACACGAAACCCAAGGTTTTGCCCGCTATGCAGAGCGTAACCCGAATAGAGCAAGTCCTTCACTTCGTCTGCCGTTTGAGGAAGAACCCATTGCCCCACTTTATGCTTACGGCATTCGTCCAGAACCTCTTGTGGCAGACCCCGACGCCCCCATCGCATCCCCAGACTCGCATCGTAACGAGAGAGGTTGGCGAACCGATACGATTGCCGGAACAGGAATCCATAATCATGCTCGAACTCCGCTGCCGTCGCCGGGTCCATCCCTTGACCGCCATGCCCTCGCGCTCCGTAGGTCGGTTCGGTCGCCGTTCTCCGATAAAACTCTTCCGGCTCTCCCTTGATGTCAAACTCGACACAACGGGTTACCTCGCGGGCGTTGCGGCTTCCGTGTGAAACACAATCGCCCGTCGTTTGCGCTTCCTGCCCGAACGCCCCCGGATCGTATTTCTCGCGGGACCGCCACAGCAGAGCCTTTTGGCCACGACCAACACCCGTCAAATGAAGTGCCGCCTCACCAAACTTGATCCCTTTTCGGCTGGCCAATAAATGGTCCATTGTCGCCTGACGATAGTGCCAACCACGCAGGCCATTTTCATAGGCCGACCGAATTTGTTGGGGAGTTTGAAATACTTGGCTCATCGGGTTGCCTCCTCGCAGGCCCAAGCGACCGCATCGAGTCCGTTCGCCGCTTGGATAGGATCGAGTTCCGTTACCTCCAGTTGCAGTAATCGGGCCAACGCCCCTTTCGGTCCGTGAATCGCATCGGCCAATCCGGGGACTTTGGCAAAATCTCCCTGGAATCGGAGTGTTACGGTCCGTTGGCAAAAGGTCCGCAAATCGGCGGTTGTTTTGATGATCTTGGCACCTTGCCCATCCCGGCGGATGGTTTCTGCCGCTTCGTGGTAAAACGTGGCCAATTTTCGTGCCTCGTTCGGATGCCCGGTCAGTACGGTCGTTACGTCGCGGACGTTCGCCCGTGTCGCGGCGTCGGGTGGTGCGGGGATCGTTCGTTCGCTGGACGTACTCGGTCGCCACGCGGCCACCAGCCCCGTAACGATCAAGAGTGTGGCGATCAGGGTGGTTGGTTTGATACTCATGACTTGCCCTCCCACATCAGGCGGTAATGGGGCGGATCGGAACCATCGACCAATGCCGGAAGGACAAGCAATCGCAAGGCATCGGTCGCGTTGGGACAATCGGCCACCTCGTTCAATAACCGCCGCAAACAGGCATAAGCCTCGTGTGCCGCGACTTCTGTTTTGTTGTCGTTTTCCGTTGTCTCTTTTGACAACGGCGTTTCCCTCGAATCGGTTGCTCGCCATAGCCCCATCCACGCCCGCAGCCGGGCACGCTGCCCCCAAAACAGGAGCAGCCCGCCCGCTACGATGGCCGCCATTGGCAGATGCGAGGAAACGATCCTCGTCAGTTGCTCAAGCGGCATGGGCATGAACCTCCAACTTGCGAATCGTCTCGTCATAGACCCGACCGACGAGTGGTCGAATCACGGCTCGCAATACCGGATCGATCACCACGTCAGGCCCCGGCAGATCGACTGGCTGGATCAGTTCGTCGAAAAGCCGCTCCATGCGAGTGATGAGATACTCGCGCCGATCGGTCGCACCCAACCAAGCTGCGACTTCTGCCGAAAGCATCGGAATCAAATCTTGCATCTCTACATTCCCTCCATTGATACGAGTTCCACAAAAACAAAAACGTTGTTCCTCTGTCGGTTACGCCCGGCAGCCTACTATCCTTCTCCCTTCATCTTGAGCGCACCCCGATGGTCCTGCTCCCGCACACCAAAGTCGATGTAGCCTCGGAACTGAATCCCCAGCGTGTTGAAGTCGGCATCGGCCCGTTCGACAGTTGGGCGATCTACCCCACCCAAGAAGGCGACTTCGATGGTCGGTAACCGATTGGGGTCGGCCATCAAATACCATGCCTTGTTGCTGTGCCCTTCCAAAGCCGCGTTCCCCAAATAGACCGACGACACAATGTCGAACTTGCCCACATGCGGGTTGGCCTGCGGCTTCGCGTTGTCGGTCGTCGTTGTCTCGTTCAGATTGAGCGAAACCATCAACAACTCGGCTGGAACTTTTAATGCCGTCGGAACCAGCAAGAGACGAGCCGGAACACCAAGCGGGCGACCATTTGGTTTGGTCTGCTCACCGAAGGCGACTTCCGCCTTGGTCAGGCCCTTGACATCCAGCGTCGTGTCGGCCCCTTTGAGATAGTTCTTGTGATCCGCATGAAAAAAGGCTTTGCCGTCTGCTTGGTTCGGATTCGATAGCAGAAGTCCCCACACGGCATCGGCAATTGCTTCGGCGGCTCCCATCCCGATTTGACGTGGAATGTCGGTCAAGGCACCCAAGTCATCGTCGATAATCATCTGCCGTGTCAGGGCGAACATGATCCCATGCGTCTCGGCCTTTTGCCCAAACTTTTGTTCTCCAATTTGACCATGTTTCAATTCTCCATCGGGACCAACCTGCTCGAACTTGAAGCTCCCGGTCATCCGATAGCGGCTATGCTCCTTGAAATCGTTGACCGTGGCGAGTTTGCAAATACGTCGCCAAGCATCCTCGATATAGTTGTAACCTTCGAGTAATGTCTTGTTGGCTATGTTCGACAAGATGCCGGGCAAGCTGGTTGTACTGAACGCGGCTTGCAACCAACCGGTCGCATCCCGGCGAAAACGGGGCAAACGTACTCCCGATGCCAATTCGCAAAACTCCTGAATCCCTACGCCCCGCAGGCGGTCAGCCGCTTCGAGTGTCTGTTCCGGGTAGGTCGCTTCGAGTACGTTCATCGCAACCCCCGACGAGGCCAAGGCAATCGCCTCGAAGACCTGAGGCACTGGAACCTTGGGTACAATATGGGCCGCTGGGGCCGTAGGACGCGAGGCGCGTAAAACCTCTAATTCACAACGGGCCGCCTCCCACCCTTCGTCAATCGCCTGTGCTTCGATCTTTGGAAAATCGCCCGAACAAAGTTGCCGAATCTCCGCGATGCGACGAGTCTCTTCGGCGGCCGTTTTGCGGAGATTCGTGCGAAGGGTGGCAATCGCATCGGAGTGGTCCGACGCTTCGAGTTTTTCGGGCATAGACGGAACTTCGTGACCATTCGTGTTCTGGGAATCGGTTGTAACGGTAGGCGTTTTTGGCATCTCGGCATTCTCCTTGGATTGGGCGGCAACAACGGCCTTAGCATGACCGTCCGCACCGCTATCGACAAAACTGATTTCTTTGAGTTGCATCCGGCGAATCACATGAAGGGGGCCATCGAAGGTTTGGCCGTTGACTTGGATCGTTTGCCCTTGCGGGATAAATTGGGCCTCCAGCACAGGGCCGCCAATACTGGCCTGCCACGGGAATCCGTTCGAGCCGCTACGGGCTACGTCGCGTGCCCAACGGGTTTCACGACTGATAAGCCCTTTCGCAATCAGTTGTCCGGCGTCGGCCTTGATACACGTTGTATGCCCCACTCCTTGGTCGGGCTTGTGGTCAAGACGGATCGGCACCGATTGGTCCGGGACTTCCAACCCATCAAGATCGACCACCACGACATGAGGGAAACCGGCAACCCGCATCGAACCGCCCGAATAAGCGACCATCGAGAATCGGGGTAACTCCTGTTCGTTGGCAGCCGCTTCAATCACAGGCAATGCTGAAAAAGTCACAAACTCAGGTGACGGGACGCAATGAGGCATCTGGTTTGTTCTCCTTGTCGAGGGATTGTGCTTTGATTTTGTCTGCTTCTTCGGGCAACAGTCCCAGTTTTTTCATCAACGCGTTTTCTTTGGCCCGCTGACGTAGCTCGGCCTCCCAATCTCGCCCTTGTCGGGCATATTCATACGCGAGCGTGGTCGTGTTGCTTGCCAACCGTACCGATTGGGCACGCGCCTCCTTGGCCGGATCGACGTGACTCTGGCCATCAAAAAACCATTGCCATTGCAACCGGTCGGTCCTTCGCAAAAAGGCAAACCGGTCGAGCAACGCCGCTTCCGCCAGCCATGCCGTAAAAACGCGATCCAAAACAACGTGCCCTAAATGCGACTGTTCGATACAAATCGATTTGAAGTAGGTTTGATGATCAAGTCGCCCGCTGGCATAATTGTGGCGGCTCGAATCGCCCGTGATGATGTTCACGGGCAAGCTTAAGCATCGCCCGATCTCGCCTAAAATTTCACGTCGAAAATCGGTGTATGCCGTGTTGGGATGCTCTGACTTAATTTGGCCGAGCCGCCAACCGTCGGGTAATACCGTTGCCATCCGTTTTTCTAAAGCCACAATGTCCATAGGCTCGACGGCTGCCGCTTCTCCATTGGCTGGGGCGTCGGTATACAAAACGGCGGCAAAATCGGCGGCTGTCTCTGCCGCGCCGAGGACGGCCAAGGTGTAACGTCGCAATTGAGCAAACAAGGGTAACGCGGGAGTGATCTCCGGGATGCCCCGATGTTGCCCCGGTCGGTCGGTTCGGAACCAGTGGATCATGGCCGAAGCGGGAAGCCGCTCGAATCGTCCAAATGGTAACGCTAGCCCACTGTCATCGCCCATCACGACGTGATACTGGACCGGATTGCCGAAGGTGTCGAACTCGATACCATCCACGGTCGTTTGTTTGCTAATCGATTCGGACGGCGAGGTAACACGGTCGGCCTCAATCGGTTGCAGGTCGAGTTGGATCGCGTGATCGAGTGTCGGGTTGTTCACCAAGACCGCGAACGTCTCGCCGTCGGTCGCCTTGGCCATGCGCATGGCTCGAAGTTTGGCGGCCAGATCGACGGTCGATGCCCATTCGGCAAAGGCTTGTTCGATGATCCGATTCGTCTCGCCATCCTCCGACAAGAGTTGCAATCGCGGCCCCGTCCCCACACAATCACCGGCAATCGTCAGAATCATTCCTTTCGCGTAAGTGTTATTGGCAACCTCGTACCTCGCCCGATTCCGCAACGTTCGCCGCACGTCAGGCGACATCGCCGCATCCGCACTCAACGCATCTGCCATCGCCCAATGCTGTACATTTTCCGTCGTTGTTTGGGCCGCGTCATAACGGGCATGTAAATTGTTCTGCAAAAAATGCGCTCGCCGTTGCTTGCGGGACATCGTTGGCACCGCGTCATAACGACCATGAAAAAAGTCCGGGAGGACCGCGTGTGCCTTTCTTCTTTTCCGAAACGGCCACATCTGAAAACTCGCAATGAAAACGCGGTTGCTAGCCTTGGCTCTCCCTCAGGAAAGCCCCAATCCGTCGTCCAAGTTAGACGGTTCCTCCCGGACGAATCTTCATCAACTTGATTCCCAACCCTTGCTTTTTGCCTGCCCGCTTTGCCGCTAAAAACTTCTCTGCCTCGATTTGATCTTGAATCGAATGTTGCTCGACGCTCCCCGAATCACCAGTCACCTTCCGCGGCCCGGTCGCGTTCGCCTCAATCGCCTGCTCCAAATCATGCCCGCTCATAGAGGCTACTCCCCATGCATATCGAATCGCGTTTTGCTGAAAGCCGAAAGAAAACCCCGGACTTTGGTCCCTATTAGAGGAACTACGCAATGGCGAAAAAAACTGCGCGCAAAAATCGGGGAAACGTCAAAAAAGTCGAAAAAACTTTGCCCTCTATAAGTAAAACGCCCGCCGACGCGACTTTTTCGCCCCTAAAAATGGAAAGATTTCCAAATTAGTCCAACTTTTATTTTCGAGATACTGTTTTCGAGGCGGAATCGCTCGGTTCAAGCTCGTGCGAGAGGGGATCGGTGGTCTTGCGACTCACGACCGCTGGCCCTTTTGGAGACGCGATAGTTTGATTCGCTTGCGGGGTGCGTTGGATCGGGACGCGAGTGTTGGAAGTGTTACACCTTGGATGCTGGCGGCTACGGCAGTTCCGACCAAGCAGTCGAACCAGTGATTGTCGGGACGGGTGGCGCGGAGTTTCCATTCATCGACCGTCCGGTCACGGGCCATCGTTTTGACACGGAACTCGGCAGTCAGGTGTTCGGCCAAAAGCTGGTGTGGTTTTGCTTCGTGCCCGAAAAGCGACAAACAGCTTGGGTCACCCATGGAGACGGCCAGCCGAGCATGAACGAACGACTTCCAATAGTTCGTGTCGATCAGCACATGCCGAACTTGCCGCTTGCCAGTCGTGACCGGAATACGCCAATGGTGCCCAACCCGATCACCCCGTTTACGGCGATACTCGGAAAAGGGGACCGAAGAAGCCCCCACGAATCGGCCATGACTTGGCAGGACTACGCCCGCGTGTTTGGACTGTCGGCAGAATTGATAAACGACATCGGTCGATTGGCCCCAATTGGCATCAATCAAAACGCGGTCGATTTTAATCTCCGCCCCATCTTCTCGCCGATAAGACCGCCCCAAACGTTCCTCGCAAAGCCGCTCCAATCCCGCATAGATCGAACCTTCCAACCCCGCACCGGGAGCCAACTGCAAAAGTGTCCGGCGAATATCTCGCAAAGTAAAATAATCCCGTCGCTGGTCGGGCCAAGTGCCATAGTCGATGACATAGCCGGTAAAGGTTTCAGACCAAGCGGCCATCAACCAGAACAAAGCCTTTTGCTGCACATCAATGAACATCGTCAGGTGGGAAGTCTCCAACGGCAAAACGCCACGCACATACCCGTTGAGCTTGGCCGCGACCTCTTCGGTCGTAAGCATCTCCTCGCCTTCAGTCTCAACGATCGGCTCGTTCTGATATTCGGCAAAGAAGGCCGCCTCGTCCCGCAAGCGCAAGTTCATCGCGTGCTGGATCGCTGAAAGCTCATCCTCGTTGTGGCGGGCCGCCCAAGCAACGCGCGACCCGGCATCCATTGCCTCTTGATGTTCACGGTAAAACTTGGTCGCCTCGCTTCCGTCACCGTCGTTGCGAAGCGAATCGCTACGAATCTCGGCATATTGCGCCCAAAGTTTTTCATTACTGGGAAACGCATAGACCATCTTGGTCCGCTCCCCTTGCCATTCGGGATGCTTTTCACGGTCGAGAAGTCGGTCGGCCATGTCGTCGGGACGAATGACCGTGCAGGCCATCAATCCGGCAATCTTCTTGCCCGGACCGGCCATTCCCAACACGTCGCCTGCCAAGATCGCTTCGCGGCGTTGCGACTGCGAGGGAGACCAAGCCGACTCGGTCGTTTGGGGATCGTCGATCATCACCAATTGGGGACGCACCACCTGACCATCTGGGCGAGCATAGTTCTGGCCGCGAATATCAGAGCCTTTCATACCGCTACACGAAATCACCACCCCCGATGCCTTCGAGCCTTCTATCGTCGGCAAGACAATCCGATCCGCCGACCATTCGATACGAGTCGGTTGCTGGTTGTGCTTTTGCCCTTTTTGACGGTTGGTGATGCGTTCGAGGCATCGAATTGGAAAGCAGACTTCAGGGAAATCTTCGGCCAAGCGTCGATTTGTTTCGAGCCACGTCTTGATGTTTTCCAGCAAGTTTTTCGCCCGGTCCGCACTAGCGGCAATCAGCGTCACAAAGGGAGTTGCACCAATCAAGGCCGACCACAAAACGGCGGTTTGACAAAGGACCGTCTTGCCCGAACCACGCGGCATTGCCATTGCGAACAACCCGCCTGTGCGTACCGCCCGCTCGATCTTTTCGATCACTTTCAAATGATCGTCAGACCAAGGCAGATAAAAGACCTCGCGGAAGTAGGTTTCACAAAACGTACAGAACGATTCCTCGGCTGCCGCTTTTCTCTGGGGATCGACGACCATCGGTAACTCGCCGATGTCTTGAGCCGCCCGAACCATCTCGGCATTCCGCTCCGCTTGCCGCTTTTTGCGTTCGGCATAATTTTGCGGGTCTTCCTTGGGCTTGAAATACTCCAACGTGAGCCATGCCGCGTAACAAGGCAAGTTGACCGTGCGGGCATCGCCAATGGTGTAACCGGCCCGATTGCGATGACGCCGAAGACGGGTTTCGGTCAACACGGTTCCATAACTGGCCGTATTGAGAATCCGCATCAGTTCGGCAGGCTTCATGCTTTGCGGGTCAATGGCCATGTCGGTCACTTTCTTTTGCGAGGAATGCCGTGTACTGAATCAAGCTGATGGTTCCATCGGCAGAGAGCATCTTGCCAGCCTTGGCAACCTCCAGCACTTGCTCCTCGGTGATTTTGCGTCGATAGGCACTCGACAAAATGGCCGCCAAGTCGGCTGGTTTCATCGCCGTAATGTCGAGGCGGTCTTTGGAAAAAGGCGGTTCGTTAGGCATAAACTTTGGATCACTTCGTGCAGAAGGTGTTTTGGCTGCTTGGCAATGGAAAAACAATCAAACCGTAAGAGAAGCCCGAACAGGCCGGGCTTCGGGAAGACGAGATGTTGGAAGTCGAGTATCGGCTACGCTTGCGTGTCGGCGTGGGCGGCTTGGAAGGCGCCTCGTTGCTTGCCTCGCTCGAAGCGTGACTGGTCGCCTTGCGTGGCGATTTCGCGGATGATGGCCGAGTAGATGGTGGCCCACGGGGTGGCGGCGTTGGAATGCCAATAGTCTTTTTGGGATGCTACCTCGACGATCTGGCGGCAGGTCATCGGTTCCGATGATTCAGCCAAAACGCGAGCCGCTGCGTCCAGCCCGCTGAGTTTTTTCTTGTTGGGTTTAGCTTGGTTGGTTGTATTTGTTTTGTTGGGCGATGGTCGATTGGCGTTTTGGGAAACAGCCTTGTTCTTCTTGGTTCGACGGCGTTGGGGGGCCGAACGTTGGATGTTTGCCAAGTCGGCTTGGGTACATTCGCGGTGCAGGCGTTGGGCCGTTTTGATGTGAACCTTGCGACCGGAGACAAGGTTCTTGGCGTCCCAACCGCCGTGCGGATTCTCGGCATCGATGCGGACAGGTGCTTCGGTGCCCGTTACCTTGGCCATGTAGGCTTGGCCGATTTTCACGTCGTTTTTCTTCATCGTCTTGATCCTCCAAGGGGAAAATGGGGGTGGTTACTTTTGGCTGGTGGTCTTGGTGCTCTTGGTAGATGCTTGATGTCCCGCGTCGTAGGCGGCTCGCAAGGCACGTCTCAAACTCCAGACGCCCACTTCGTGGAAGTCGAGACTGTCGCTTTTCCGTTCGTGAAGCGTTGGAATGTTCAAGTGGCTTCGGGCGATGCGTTCGAGGGCTTGATCGATTTGCTCTTGGTGGTCACATTCCGTAGCCGCCGCCATGTACCGGGCAAGCAGGTCTTCGGTTTGGGCCGTTGGATGACCCGTTGTGTCGAGCCTCTCCGCCGCCATCCGCCAAAGCCGGGCCGCTTGGGGCCAAGCCGTGCCTCGTTCTGCCGATTCCGCCGAGATGGCATAGTCGTCATGGGTAAGTGGTTGCTGGTCAGTCATCGGTTTCTCCTGTGGGTGGTGAGTCTTCGTTCCGGGCATCTTTGGCCCGCCATGACACATGAGCCATCTTTTCGGGAAAACATCAAGCCAAGTTCTCGCCAAGGAATGAAAAAACGCAGAATACTTTTTTGCAAAAAGGTAGGACGCGACGAAGGTGCCACGCCCGATACCAACCGTGAAGCGACTCACAAACCCTTTTTCTTGGCGGGCAACCGCTGAGCCTTCTTGCCGGTGAACTTCTCCCAGCGTTCGACGATCACGTCGCAGTAAAGTTGGTCGATCTCCATCAAAAACGCCTTGCGGCCCGTTTGTTCGCAGGCAATGAGTGTGCTGCCGCTACCACCGAATAGATCGAGGACGTTTTGTTCGGGAAGGGACGAGTATTGGATCGCCCGCACACCCAGTTCGACTGGCTTTTCGGTAAGGTGGATCATCGATTGTGGATTCACCTTTTTGACGTGCCACAAGTCGGTCGCATTATTCGGGCCGTGGAACTTGTGCCCCGCCCCTTCTTTCCATCCGTAAAAACAAATCTCGAACGCCCCCATGAAATCCTTGCGTGTCAAAACAGGATGTTGCTTATCCCAGACGACACACTGGCTGAAGTAAAAACCGACGGCTTTGAGCGGAGCCGGGTAGTTGCCAAGATTCGCGTAGCCGCCCCAGATGTAAAACGAACCGCCCGGCTTGAGGACTCGCGCGGCATTGCCGAACCATGCCAACAACATTTCGTCGAACGCTTCGTCGGTGACAAAATCGTTTTCCAAAGGCCGATCTTTTGCCCGCATCTTTTTTTG